ACTTTTCCATTAAGGTTCACAGAAAAAACAGACTTAGAGATGAGAGCGTTTTCTTCTTCAGGCTCAGTTGACTTCAATGTGTCCGCGTCAATGGAGTTTATCTACATTCAAAACGGGGGTGACTTGTAGTGGCTGAACGCAAAAAAGCCAAAATGCCTCCCCGCAACAAGAAGAATTTTCGCCCCACTGAAAAAGGAGCGGGGATGACTAAGGCTGGAGTAGCGGCGTATAGACGCGCAAACCCCGGCTCAAAGTTAAAGACCGCTGTAACCGGCAAGGTCAAAAAAGGTAGTAAGGATGCAAAGCGTCGTAAGTCTTTCTGTGCGCGTTCTGCCGGACAAATGAAAAAATTTCCTAAAGCAGCTAGAGACCCAAACAGCCGTTTGAGGCAGGCCCGTAAAAGGTGGAAATGTTAAAATGAGCAAGCCAACAGTTGCAGAACTAGACAAAAAGGTTGAGGTTATTCAGGCCGTTTTACATCGGTTGGAAAACAACCATCTTGCTCATATGCAAAAGGACATAGACCGTCTGGATATAAAGGTCTGGGCTATCCTTGGCGGCATTGCTCTGCAACTTGCGGCTACAGTAATAGCATTAGTGGCGGTGTTATCATGACACGAGTTAATTTAGGCGCAGGCGCTTGTTCCGTTAGAAGAATGGCTAAAGGCGGCGTTGTTAAAATGAAGAAGGGCGGCACTATATGCCCTGAAGGTAAGGCGTGGGCAAAGCGCACGTTTGACACATATCCGAGTGCATACGCAAATCTCGCCGCCTCAAAATATTGTAAAGACCCTAACTACGCCAAAAAGTCTAAAGGTGGCAAACGAAAGGGTAAATAATGGGTAAATTACAGGAGTGGTTAGATGAGGATTGGGTCAGAATTGATAGCTCGGGTAATATTTCGGGTTCATGCGGTACGTCAAAAGATAAGCGTAACCCTGACCGTTGCCTTCCTAGACGTAAAGCTCAAAGTTTATCAAAAGCTGAACGAGCTGCGACAGCGCGTAAAAAGAAGCGTGAAGGAGCTAAAGGAAAGCAGGTTGTGGCAAACACTAAGGCTGCCAAAGTAAAGAAAATGGCTAATGGGGGCGTTGCGGGCTATGAAACTAAAGCGAAACGCAGGTTTCGTGGCAGCAGTATCCCCGGTACGGCTGTCGCGAGAGGTTGTGGCGCGGTTATAAACGGCAGAAGAAAGCGCACTAAAGGGTCAGTGTCACAAGCATGAATATGATTGTTTTCAACACCGGAAAAGAGCAACAAATCTGTGCAGAAATAATTGCGTGGACGGAGCACACGCTTAGTAAGCCTAATTCTTTTTACAACAACCTTCCGCCGTGCCCTTATGCACAAAAAGCTTGGACCGATGAAAAGGTAGCTTTACTTTTTAAATATGACGATAATATGCAGGTTTTGTATAGCACTTTATCTCAGTGGGAAGACAGTTTAGATTTAGTTATTATAGTAGACCTAAATTTTACAGAGGATCCTGACGTTTTTCACGATTACTTACGGGAGTTAAACGAAGCAATATCTATGGGGGTCTTTATAGACCGGGATATGTGGGTCATGGGCTTTCATCCGCATGATGAAGCCAATGATTTCATAGACGACCAAAGCTTTATGCAGGTGATTGACGATGAGTATGCAATGATTTTCGTGCAGCGTTTATCCAAGGTGCAGGAATCAGCAGACAAACTTGCGGAAAAAGGTTATTATGATAAGTATCTAGAAGAATACAATGCTGAAGAAATTTTTCAGGAAAGAGCAGATCTTTACAGGAGATTAAAAAATGGCGATGAAACCACGTAAAATGATGAAAAAGGGCGGCGCAGTCAAGAAGATGCGCGGCGGCGGTATGGTAAAGAAGATGCGCGGTGGTGGCATGGTAAAGAAGATGCGCGGCGGCGGTATGGTAAAGAAGAAGTAAGGTGGCTACATCCGGCAGCACAGATTTTGAGTTAGACGTTTCCGATTACATTGAGGAGGCGTTTGAGCGCTGTGGTCTTGAGGTTCGTACAGGTTACGACCTAAAGTCTGCCAAGCGGTCGCTCAATTTAATGTTGGCTGAGTGGGCAAACCGTGGTCTAAACCAATGGACCATTGTTCAAAGAACACAGGCTCTGACACAAGGAACGGGAAATTACGCTTTAAATAACGATGTTATCGACGTTTTATCGGTAATTGTGCGCCGTAGCGGAACTGACTATTCTTTAGATCGTCTTAGCCGAGACGAGTATTTGTCTATTCCGAACAAAACTACTGAAGGAAGAGCAAACCAGTTTTTCTTAGACCGTCAGGTAACGCCTGAGTTAAAGTTGTGGCCTGTTCCAGAAAATAGCACAGATGTTGTGGTCTATGACGCCCTTACTCGCATGGATGACGCGGACACTTTTATCAACACGATGGATATGCCGTTTCGGTTTTACCCTTGCTTGGCAGCGGGCTTAGCCTATTACATAGCCGTAAAAAGAGCACCGAACAGAGTTCAGCTTTTGAAAGCTATTTATGAGGAAGAGTTTGAACGGGCCGCAACAGAAGACAGGGATCGTTCGTCCTTTAACGTAGTGCCGCAATACCAGTATTTTAGGACCACGTAATGGCAAAGTTTGCAAGCGGTAAAGATTCCTACGCTATTTCAGACCGATCCGGTTTCCGGTATCGGTATAAAGACATGCGTAAAGAATGGAACGGCTTGCTAGTAGGAAAAGACGAATGGGAGCCAAAACATCCGCAGCTTGGTCCTTTTCGTAAAGTTGTTGATGCAGAGGCTTTAAAAGACGCACGGCCGGATATAGTGGAGCCGTTTGATGTATATGTAGGGATTCCAACAGTAGAGGCACCTAATTTGCTGCCACCGCAAGGTTTTGGGCAAGTTGGCATGGTTACGGTGACAACATGAGTTTTACATACACAGAGCTTCAACAGGCTATTCAAGACTACACCGAAAACGACGAAACTACGTTCGTTAATAATATTCCTATTTTTATTAGAAATTCCGAAGAGAGAATTTTAAAGAATGTTCAGCTTAGTTTATTTCGTAAAAACGTGTCAGGGTCGGTAACCGCGTCTAACAAGTATTTAGCCTGCCCCACTGATTTCTTAGCTCCGTATTCCTTGTCGTATACCGATGCAAATAACGACGCTAATTTTCTGGATTTTAAAGATGCTGATTATGTTCAACAGTTTAACCCGGATCCCACTACAGTAGGGGGTCCAAGGTACTATGCTGTCTTTGACTTAAATAACTTCATTCTTGGTCCTACCCCTGATGCAAACTATGCTGCTGAATTACATTATTTTTATCGTCCCGCAAGCTTGACCGCGGGAGCGGGAACTGGGACTACTTGGCTTAGTGAAAACGCCGAATTAGCTATGCTTTACGGCAGTTTAATGGAAGCGTATATTTTTATGAAAGGTGAGCCTGATATGCAGGCTTTGTATGAAAAACGGTTTGGTGAATCAATTATGGGTTTAAAAATGTTCGGGGAAACTAAAGAGGTAACCGATGAATATCGTACAGGAAAGGTAATTAGGCCCAAACAATGATAAAAGCATTAGAAGTAGACATCCCTACGGATTATAAAGTTTTGGTGGAAACCACGCATGAACGCGGGTTTACGCCAGAAGAAGTTGCAGAGCGTTGTGCTGATAAGATCATTCAAATATCGGAAGATTCCCATCCGGGTATCCGCGATCAGGCTTATGCGTTTAGACAACACATCGTCAAGGTTTTAGCTTTTTACATGCGTGAAGCTATAAAAAGTGATAGAACTACAACATACAACACCCTATCAAAAGCAGGTTACAAGGAACTTGCTGAGCAATTAAGGAGACTGTGACATGGCATTTTCGGGAAATTTTATGTGCACAAGCTTCAAGAAAGAGTTACTTGAAGCTAAGCACAATTTTTTAGCATCTGGGGGCAATAGTTTTAAACTAGCGCTTTACACAAACAGTGCATCTTTTACTGCGGCAACCACCGCATACACCGCCAGTAACGAAGTATCTGGGACAGGTTATTCTGCCGGAGGCGCAGGTTTGACAAACGTCAATCCCACCACTTCTGGAACTACAGCCTTTACGGATTTTTCAGACTTAACTTTTTCTAGCGCAACAATTACTGCTCGTGGTGCATTAATATATAATGACACTGCTTCAGGGGATCCCTCTGTAGTTGTTTTAGACTTTGGTGGTGACAAAACGTCAACTGCCGGGGATTTTACAATTGTGTTTCCAACCGCCGACGCAAGTAACGCTATTATCCGCATAGCTTAAAACATTTAGGTGGCATAAATGGCACTTATTGCGGGTTGGGGAAGAGGAGCGTGGTCAGAAGGGGCTTGGGGTAGTCCTTTATCTGTATCGGTTACTGGGGTATCGGCGACAGGCCAAGTCGGCACCGTTACGGTAGCCGGGGCAAGCGATGTTCCCGCTACGGGCGTAGCGGCTACGGGAAATGTTGGCACAGTCTCTATTACAACAGAAGCCAATGTGTCTGTTACGGGCCTCGCTGCTACAGGGCAAGTCGGATCTATAACGGCGGATGCGAAAGCCAATGTTTCCGTTACCGGCGTAGCGGCTACAGGGCAAGTCGATTCCGTAACGGTGAACATAGGTTCGGGCACTGTTGTTACGGGGCTAGAGGCTACCGGTAGTGTTGGCACGGTTTCTGCTACGGGAGTAGCCGATGTTTCTGTTACCGGCGTCGCAGCTACGGGTAGTGTTGGCACGGTTTCTGCTACGGCTGGAGCCGATGTTTCTGTTACCGGCGTCGCAGCTACGGGTAATGTTGGCACGGTTTCTCCTACGGGAGTAGCCAATGTGTCTGTTACGGGAGTAGCGGCTACTGGAGAAGTAGGAACAGCCGGTGTCCAGCAAAGCGTAAGCGTTTTTGTTACCGGAGTAGCGGCGACTGCCGCAGTTGGGTCCTCCACCGTGGGGATAGGAATAACCGTCCCTGTTACGGGAGTAGCGGCGACTGCCGCAGTTGGTTCTGTAACGACAACGGGAGTGGCCAACATAGCCTTGACGGGCTTATCTGCTACGGGACAGGTTGGCGCAGCAACAATTGATGCGGCCTCTATTGTACCGGCTACGGGGCTGGAAGGCACCGGATCAGTAGGGTCTGTAGGAGTAACTGCCGACTCCGTCAATAGCGTCACGGGGCTAGCGGCTACGGCGTCTGTGGGTTCCGTCACTGCGGGTGTTTCCGTTGATGTCTCTGTAACAGGCGTACCGGCTACGGGGTCAGTAGGGACGGCTACGGCGGCCATAGGTAAAGCGGTTCCTGTTACGGGGCTAGAGGCTACTGGAGCGGTTGGGTCTGTCACAACAACGGCGAACGCGAATGTTCCTGTTACGGGTGTAGCCGGGACAGGAAGTGTTGGTGCTGCAACTGTTGATCTTAAAGTAGATGTGGACGTTAATGGTGTTAGCGCCACGGGGCAAGTTGGAACGATTTCTGACTTTAATTTGGGTTGCACTGTTTTCCCAATAGGTGTTGAAGCCACTGGAAGCACAACCCCCGTACTGATCTGGGGTACTATTGTGCCAAACCAGAATCCGGAGTATACTTCTATTGCTCCATCACAAACACCGGGTTGGGATCAAATAGCAGCTTAGAAGGGTTAAGCGAATGGCAAGTACATATACAGTTAATATCGGAATTGAAAAACCGGGGACCGGGGATCAATCTGGGACATGGGGCGACACGACTAACACAAATTTTGACATTATTGACCAAGCAACAAACGGAATTGCTACGGTCACGTTAGCTGCTGCGGGCACTTCGGGTTCACCCAACACGCTGCTAATTAATAACGGCGCACTGTCTGACGGGCGCAATCGCTTTATTGAGTTTAATGACGGTGCGGATCTAGGCGCAACAGCATATGTGCAGCTTGGTCCAAACGATGCCGAAAAGATTGTACACTTGCGGAACAGCTTGTCTTCTTCTCGTAGCCTAATTGTTTTCCAAGGAAACTACAGCGCCTCTAATGATTTTGAAATTCCTAATGGTGCGGATGTACTTTTAAAGTTCAATGGCGGTGGCACGGGGGCCACGGTCACTGACGTAAATGCAAATCTAACTGCAACTAAAGTTACTTCTGGCGCACTGGATGTAGACAATATAAACCTAGATGGAAACGCTATTACCAGCACCGATACCAACGGGGATGTTGATATTTTGCCTAACGGTTCAGGCAAAGTTAATCTTGACGGCGATGGTTCTAGCGGCGGTGTTACCATATCAGACGGTCTTGTTGATATTCGTACAGGAACAGGAACACGGTCTCAGGTAAAATTTTACTGTGAATCCAGTAATCTTCATGCTCAGACCGTACAACCACAGCCTCATTCGGCGGGGGTAACCAATACTCTTACTTTACCCGCAGGAGGCGACCAAGAACTTGTCGGTACAACTGACACACAAACACTAACTAACAAGACTTTAACGGCACCCACAATCACGGGTGCCGGTCAAATTGCGGGTGTGTTTACTGGAGATTTAACAGGTAACGCGGACACGGCCACTGCGCTGGAGACGGCAAGGACTATAGGTGGCGTGTCTTTTAATGGTACAGCTAACATAAACCTTCCCGGTGTAAATACTTCAGGCAATCAAGACACTTCAGGTAATGCTACTACGGCTACCGCCCTTGCAACAGGCCGCACCATTGGAATGACGGGCGATGTGGTATGGACATCCGCCTCTTTTGATGGTTCTGGTAACGTGACTGGAACAGCTACTATTCAGGCTAACTCTGTTGCTTTGGGAACAGATACTACTGGAAATTACGTTGGTACTATTACTGGCGGTACTGGTATTGACTCTACGGGGGCTACTTCGGGTGAGGGGATTGCACACACCCTTTCCCTAGACCTAAACGAACTTACCACGTCTACTTCGGATGGCGACGGTGACTTCTTTGCCGTAGTCGATTCAAGCGGAAACCAAAAGAAGCTAACCAAAGGGAATATCAATATTTCCGGCTTCAACAACAACAGTGGGTTTATTACGTCTGCGGACGGAGGTAACGCCGCGACGTTAGACTCACTAGATAGCACACAGTTCCTTCGTTCAGATGCAGCGGATACGAAGACATCCGGTGACTTGTCTTTCAGTGACAACGTAAAGGCAAAGTTTGGTGCTGGGTCTGACTTGCAGATTTATCACAATGGCACTGACAGTTTTATTGATGACGCAGGTACTGGTGACTTGTTTATTCGTTCAAACCGTTTGTTTATAGACAAATACACTGGTGAGCGTGTACTTTCCGCTACTGCTGATGCTGGTGTTGACCTTTACTACGACAACGCATCCAAACTCGCCACCACCAGCACAGGCGTAACAGTCACAGGCACAGCCATTGCCACAACAGACACCGACACAACGAATACCGGTTCTGTGACTTTAGACTTTGGTGCTAACCAAAACTTTGTGCTGACGCTAACCGGCAACGTGACGTTAGCCAACCCAAGCACTGAGCAGGTTGGTCAGTCAGGCTTTATTACTTTTATTCAAGACGGAACTGGCGGACGTACTGTGTCTCTTGGAACCGACTACGAAACGGCGGGTGCAGCAGGGTTAACGCTATCTACTGCCGCAAGCACTACAGACATTGTGCCGTATGTTGTTGCGGCATCAGGTCGTATTCTGCTTGGCGCACCGCAACTAGCTTTTGCATAGGAAATTAACATGAGTGGTCCTTTCGGTTCAAGCCAATGGATGTATAACGCAGGTGGTGGGTTTTACGACTACAGCATTGATGGGTCGTTGCGGTTTAATGCTGACGATAGCGCATACCTAAACCGCACAGCAGCTTCTACTGGCAGCCTTACCACAGCAACAATTTCTGCATGGGTAAAGAGAGCCCGTTTAGGTACAGAACAACGCATATTTACATCAACTAAAACGGGTGTCGATAGTACGGTCTACTTTGATTCTTCTGGGCGTTTAGGTTTTTATGTACAGCAGTCAAACGGAAACTACGATTGGAAACGGAGTACTGCGCTTCATAGAGATGTAAGTGCTTGGTATCATATTGTTGCCGTTTGGGATTCATCTAATGCAACAGCAGCTGACCGTATGCGTCTATATGTAAATGGCGAGCGAATAACGAACTTTTTTAGTAACATAAACCCTGCTTTGAATGATGGGGTTGCTTTTTTTGACAGCACCTGTACTCATTATATAGGCAGATATACAACAGGCGGTTTGTTTTGGGATGGCTACCTAGCCGAAGTCAACGCCATTGACGGCACCGCCCTAGACCCTACTAGCTTTGGCGAAACTAAGTCAGGCGTATGGATTCCAAAAGCTTACGGCGGTTCATATGGTACTAACGGTTTCCATCTTGAGTTTGACGGCAACACCAACGACAGCAGCGGTAACGGCAACAACTTTACTGCCAACAACATTTCAACGAGCGATTATGTGCCGGATAGCCCGACCAATAACTTTGCTACTTGGAGTTATCTTTCAAGTACAAATCTTACCTATACAGTTACGCAGGACGGAAACCTAAAAGCAAATATGGGTACTGGTACAGGCACAGGTCTTACTGGAACATTTAGCTGTAAGGGTGGTAAGTGGTATTGGGAAATTAGAGCCAGTAATGTTGGTAACGGCTTGTCTCTAGGTATAACCACAGGCAGCGGCACTACATCCGATATGAACACCAAAGGAATATTTTACGACATATACGGAAATAAGCGTGTGTTTGGCACAACAACAGGCAGTGCTGGAGCGACTTTTGCAGCGAACGATATCATTGGTATGGCGGTTGATGCAGAATCGGCTGGAACTATTGCATTTTATAAAAACAATGCTCTTCAATTTACAGTTACCGAATCTAGCATTCTAACTGAAGATTTTTTACCGTGGATATTAAACAATAGCAGCAGTGCTGGTTCTTTAAGCTATGTCAACTTCGGTCAAGACAGCACCTTTTCTGGCGCAATAACTGCTGGCGGTAACTCAGATGCTAACGGCGTGGGTGACTTCAAGTATTCTGTGCCGTCAGGCTTCCTTGCGCTATGTTCTGCAAATCTTCCAGAGCCTGTTGTAGGACCACTAGGTGATTCACTTAGTGGTGAGAATTTTAATACGGTGTTGTATACTGGAAACGGTGTGCAAGATACCACAATAAGCGGGGTTGGGTTTCAACCTGATTGGGTATGGATTAAAGACAGGACTGGGCCTAACCACCATATTTTATTTGATAGTGTAAGAGGTGGAACAAAGCAGCTATTTAGTAGTCTGGCTAATAGTGAACAAACAAATACTGACCTAACTAATGGGTTTGCTTCAGATGGATTTATAGTTGGTGACAACGTAACTGGCACAGGTGCAACAAATCTTAATACTAACACCTATGTATCGTGGAACTGGAAAGCTGGCGGCTCTGCATCTAGCAACACTGATGGCTATTACACATCAACTGTCAGCGCTAATCCAGATTCGGGCTTCAGTATTATAAAATGGACTGGTGATGGCACAGCAGGTGGAACTGTTGGTCACGGTTTAACAAAAGCCCCAGAGTTGTGGATTTCGCGCAGGATTAACACCACAGATAATTGGTTGACCTATTTCACAGTAGTGGATGGTTCGTTAGATTATATGTATCTAAACCTCACTAACGGAGCGTCTGGCAGTGGAATTACATTGCCAACATCAACTGTATTTAGTGATGGATTATCTTCAGGAACATCAGATGACCGCATCTGCTATGCGTTCCACTCAGTTGAAGGCTACAGCAAGGTGGGTTCCCACAAAGGCAACGGCAGCACAAATGGGCCGTTTATCTACACAGGGTTTAGGCCGAGGTGGGTGCTGATGAAGCAAACAAGCGGCCTGTCTAATTGGTGGATTTGGGACACAGCTCGGGAAACATATAACCAGATGTCCACCCCGCTGTTCCCCGACGAGCCGTTCACGGAAGCGTCAAATGTAGCCTATCAGATCGACATTTTGAGCAACGGATTCAAGATGAGATACAACAACTCTACGGTGAATGGTAACGGCCTGACCTACATCCACCTCGCCTTTGCCGAAAACCCATTCAAATACGCTAACGCCAGATAACGGAGAATAACATGGCTTGGAAATATAATGGTTCAATTATTCGCGCTGGCAAAGCGTGGACGGACACCGACGGTATCACGCACCCTAAGAACTGGATGATTTGGTCAGACGCAGACAAGACTGCCGCCGGTCTTGTGTGGGAAAACGACCCTGCACCCTACGACAACAGGTTCTATTGGGGAAGACAAGACGATGGCACTTTGATTCCAAAGTCCCTAAACGATATCAACGAGGTTGATAGGGATGGCAACGCTATCAATGATGCTGACGGTAATCAGATTGTTACTCCGGGTTTGAAGACTAACGCTATTGAGTTAGTAAAGCGTCAGGCTGGTGAGTTACTAGCACCCTACGACTGGTACGTTACCAGAAAGTCAGAGAAGTCTACAGCTATACCAAGCTCAGTAACCACCTACCGTGATGCCGTGCGTACAGCCTGTGCCGCAATCGAAACATCAATCGGCAATGCAAGTGACCTTGCTGCGTTTATGGCTTTGTATGATATTCCTGTTGATTCAGATGATGAGCCGACCGGCCCCGCACCTATCAACGACTGGCCTGACGCCATATAAAGGAGTCCTCTGTGCCTTTAACGAAGCTGCAATTTAGACCCGGCGTCAACCGAGAAACTACCTCCTATACAAATGAGGGGGGTTGGTTTGATTGCGATAAGGTACGTTTTAAATATGGGTTGCCTCAAAAAATTGGTGGCTGGGAAAAAAAATCCTCGACAAACAGTTTTCTTGGAACTTGTCGTGCGTTACATGCTTTTGTTTCTTTGGACGGAAGTAACTATTTAGGAGTGGGCACTAATTTAAAGTATTACCTTGAAGAGGGTGGTGCTTTTAGTGACATCACACCTTTGAGGCAGACCACGGCGTCAGGAGATGTCACTTTTGCCGCTACAAACGGGTCTAGCACACTTACTATAACAGATACCAATCACGGGTGTTTTGTAAACGATTTTGTTACTTTTAGTGGTGCCACCTCTCTTGGCGGGGTTATTACGGCAAGTGTTCTCAACCAAGAGTATCAGATAGCGTCCATAATAAGCGACAGCCAGTACACCATTGTAGCACGAACGGCAGCTTCTCTGGATTCAGTAACAGTTGACGGGCAATATACGGTAACTCCGGTTGTCGCTAATTCGTCGGATACAGGAAACGGGGGGTCTTCCACGGTTGGGGCCTATCAAGTCACGACAGGTTTGGACACTACCGTTCTGGGTACGGGCT